ATATCTTGCTGGTGATATTGTTGATTGTCTATATACCAACGAATTTGTTGTTGGTCCCAAACTATTGAAAATACGTGAAATTCTTGATGTAATGGAGTTGGCCATGTTTTATTACCTCCATAACTGGCATAGCCATTATCATACCAATGTAGAGTACCAAAAACTTGTCTGTCTCCTAGTTGTCCTCCTATCATTTCCATTACGTCTATTTCTCCACAATAGGGCCAACCTACTTGTCTAAAATTTTGACCTAACATCCAAAAGGCTGGCCATATACCTTGACTATATGGTAGCTTGATTCTTGCATCTATTCTACCATACTGAAATTGTTGTTTGTTTTCTGTTATTATACGTGATGATGTATATTGTCTTCCTCCGTAGTTTTCTTGTTTTGCTGTGATTATTAAATAACCATTATCTAGTCTTGTATTTTCTTCTCTATAATATTGTAATTCATTGTTGCCCCACCCATTGCTGCCTGTGCCTATCTCGAATGTCCAGTCATCACCAATCACAGAATCATTAAATTCATCACTCCACACATTTTGTAAGCCAGGATAGGCTTGTGGTGATTGATAGCCAATGTCTACTATTTGACCAAAACTTAAATTTACGCTGTCAAGTTGTTCAATATATGAAGTTGCATTTAAATGTGCTCTAACCCGAATCTTTTGCCAACCTGTATCGCTATAAGTATACATAGCAAATCCATCAACTGATTGCACTGTAGTCTCTTCATTGTTTTCAAAAAATGTTGTTGTAAAATAGTTTTCATTAGTGGCTGAGGCCTCAACCGTTACAAGCCTACTATTTTGTTCATTTTGAATTGTAAAGTTTAAATTGGTTGGTGGATTTAAGTAATAACAGGAGCCATTATCCTTTTTTGCGTTAGAATTATAATTTGCTGCATTTGGATCAGTGCAACCTTTTTCACAACTATTTAAAAATAATACGAGGCATATTAATATTAATCTAATCATTAATATATTTAACCCTATTTTTCTAATAGTCTTTAATAAATGTGAGAATGTCTTCTATAAACATTTCTTGGCCTTCTTCGAAGATCTTTACATGTTTCATTATTCTAATTCTTGATATTACTTATCTCTTTTCTTTTTATTAGGCCAATAGCCCTTTCCATACCACGTGCAAATTTCTTCATGGGCTTTAATATCTCTTTGAGCTATAAAATCAAAATGAAATGGAATATCTTTTGAATCAAACCACATTGCATTATGATCATCTGCATGATTATAAATACAACCAAAGCCTAGTGGTAATACATGTACGCTACCATTTTTTAAACTAATACCCTTAGGATAGTTAAAAACATAATCCATTAACTCCTTTCCAACAGGGTGGGGATTAGGACTACCCGTTTTAATACAATAACATCTTTCTATTAACTCTCCCTTAGCTATAGGTTTGTCAGTGAAAACTCCATAGCCTTTCTCATCACTCCATTTTATATATAAATTATTTGGTACTTTTATCATTTTTCTTTTTAAGTGTTTTATTTATTGTTTACCAAACATCAAACTCTACTTCTAGAACTATATTGCCATCTTGGTCTCTGTATTCAACGTTGCCTATATTGTAACCAAGATCTAATATGATTCTATTTGATTTTTTAGCTTCTTCTGCATCTTCCTCTATTCCATTCATATCCCAAAAGGTGGCTATAAATGATTCTAAGATGTCTTCTTCTAATGTGCCTGTTGATTCTACATGGTGAAAACCCATGTCCTTTGTATTAAGAAATTTAAAATATGCTTTACTCATTATTTGGTGTTAGTTAACCCTGTCTTTGTTTATATCTAGGGTTAGATTTATTAATTATAAATAGTCTGCCTTTACGCCTTACTAGTTTATCTTCTGGGTGGCGTTTCTTAACTGATGCTCTTGTTTTCATATGGCTAACACATGATGTTCTCCGTCTTTGTTGATAATAACCTTTTCACGATCATATGATGGGCCGCCGATACACCAAACTTCTGTGCCTTGTAGTTCAAAGTTCCAGTGTGTATCTAAGAACTGTAATACCTTTTCTTTTTGTTTACCTTTTATCTTAGACTTAAACTTGAGTTCATCAAATTTTCTGAGGGCTCTCTTCTTAGCAAGTTTATCTTGTAAGTTCTCTGCTGTAAATTGTTCATATGTTTTCATAGTTTTAAGTGTTTCATTTGTAATTTTTCCAATTCTTTTCTGCTTCTAGCGCCTCTAGTTCAAATGGATGGTTTGAGTATTTATAGCCATCATTATATAGTTTTTTAAATTCCTTTTGATCTTGAATAGTATGTGTATGTTCATGTAATAAAGATCTGATAATTTGTTCAGATGTATTAGTCACTTCTGAGTAAATATAAATTATGTCTTCATCTGGATCATATTGTGCATTTGGATTACCTTGTTCTAGTTTTAAGTCATCAACTGCAACCGCGCCTAATCTATCCCATATGTTTTCATATACCTCAACTGGCTTTACTTCTCCTCCAAGGTCTTTAACTATCTGTGGATAAACCCTTTTAATAATTTTTTCTATCTTTGACTGAGATAAGGCTTCATTAATAAATTCTTCATATGTTTTCATATATTATTTATCTAACGTTGATATAAAAAAATGTTATTTTTTGTTTTATTTAATTCTGCAATTTTTGCTAATATTGGTACAGAATGAGGATATGGGTTATTAAATCTATACCAATGATAAACATAAACACTATCTATAATCGCTAATGGTATATTCTTAGCGTTTAACCTATGTCTTAAATCATTATCAACACCTAAAAACTTACCTTCTAAAAACCCACCTATCTTTTTCCAAGTTTTTTTAGATATTAAAATAAAAACTCCACTAAATCCCCTTTGTAAAGTGTTTTCAGTCACCATAAATATACTGTCCTTATACCTTTCTTTTATTTCATTCCCTACTTTTCTTTGATATTCAATGTCATTATTATAAGTATCTATACCTCCTACTAATTGATACATGTTTGCAACTCTGTTAGTTCTACATCCAAATGCTCCAATTTCTGGATTCTTAGCTATAGCATCTTCTAATTGAGTATACCATAAAGGCGTTGTGAAACATGCGTCATGGTCTAAAAAACATGCCCAATCATCTTCCCCTATTAATTTCATAAAATTATTATATGCCCATCCTAGATTCATTGGATGTTCTTTATCAGCGTATGGTATATAGGTGTGTATCATATCATTTATCTATAAAATCAGCAACCTTTATCCAATAGTTATATTTATTATTATCTGGACTTTGTTGCTGTATGTGTTTTAACGCTACCTTTGCACAATCAGTAGTAACACTTAATGGTATCATCATACCTTCTCCGCACTTGTGCATTTCTTTTAATATTTCTTGGGCCTTTTCCTTTGGTTCTTTCATTAACTTATTTCTCCTTTTTCTTCTACTAACTCTATTGCGTCTTCATCTTCTTTTTTCATTTGACAGGTAGCGCAACATCCATCTGCCCCATGTGTAATTTGTAAAGGCTGAAACATTGCTACAAGCATAGCCATTATTAAGCCCATAAAATTTGCTATTCTTTTCATAATTTATTACTATAATGTGTATATAATCCCCACATACAGTAACCTAAAACTACAAATAATAATATTTCTGGCATTATTGCCGTTGTTATTATACCCGCAATAATGAGTACTATCCACATTAAGGCTATTTCTTCTCTATTTTTCATATTCTAAAATTTGACTTGTTTTCATATTTACCCAATCCTCGTCCTTTTCAGGATTTCTAACATGCAGTAATTCATGAACTATTGATTCTTCACAAAGGTCTATGTCATGGTAAATAGTGCCCTCCTTTTTATCAAAGTCTCTTTCAATAGCAACAAAGTAAGTTTCACCACTATATTCTATTTGTTCTGGTAAGATTCTTTCTGTTTTTATTTGCCAATCGCCGATTCCAAATCTTAATTGCCACTTTTTTATTAGGAGTTCCATCTATAATTATATGATGGAATGTAGATTTGTTTAATCTTCTATACAATCATTCATGCGTAAAATCAATTGATCTCGCATCCAATTAATTTCTTTTAAGGCCTTTTCAGAGAGGCCATTTCTACTCATTAAGGTATTTTCTAATTTATCAAGCTCTTTCTTATTGTGTCGATAAATATGTGACATACCTTTTTTTACATTTCCGAATTTAACTTGCCTATGCATTTTTTATTTTATTAATTTACCATAGCCACTCTTTATTAAAGATTCTGCTAATTTATTTTTTTGTTCTTCGTCTATCCAACCATTATCATATGCTATCTTTTCAATACATGCCACACCTACTCCTTGTCTATCTTCAATAGTTTGTACAAAATTACTGGCTTGCATTAAAGATTCAAAAGTACCAGTGTCTAACCAAGCTACTCCAGTACCAAGAGTCTTAACATTCAATTTACCCATTTCTAAATAAGCTTTATTAACATCTGTTATTTCATACTCTCCTCTCGCACTTGGCCTTAATGTCTTTGCAATTTCAATAACACTGTTATCGTAAAAATACAAACCTGGAACTGCATAGTTAGATTTTGGCTCTTCTGGCTTTTCTTCTATTGAAAGCACCTTTCCAGTCTCATCAAAGTCTACAACGCCATATCTCTCTGGATCACTGACTCTATATGCAAATACATATCCTCCTTCTGGATCCTTAGACTCTGCAAGAATCTTATTAATTTCACCGCCATAAAAGATATTATCACCTAAGATTAATGCAACTTTATCATTGCCTATAAATTCTGCACCGATCACAAACGCCTGCGCTAATCCATTTGGAATTTCTTGAATTTCATAACTAAACTCACAACCAAATTGACTACCATCTCCAAATAGGTTTTTAAATAAATGGCTATCATGTGGAGTTGTTATAAATAATACCTCTCTAATACCTGCACTCATTAATGTAGCTAATGGATAATAAATCATCGGCTTATTATAAACTGGCATAAGTTGTTTACTGACTGCCAAGGTTAGAGGGTGAAGTCTTGTACCGCTACCACCTGCTAAAATAATTCCTTTCATCTAATTGTATTGTTTTTTATAATAATTAACATAGTCTCCAGATGTGACGCTATCTAACCATTCAGTATTTTCTAAATACCAATCAACTGTTTTTTCAAGTCCTTCTTCAAATTGAATAGAAGGTACCCAACCTAAATCTACTTCTAATTTACTTGCATCTATTGCATATCTTAAATCGTGACCTGCTCTATCTTTTACAAATTTAATTAATTTTTTAGAAGTCCTCTCACCATTACCTAATTTCTTATCCATTATATCACATAAACTATGCACTAAATCTATATTAGTCCATTCATTATGTCCTCCAATATTATAAGTTTCTCCAATTGCACCTTTATGATAAATTAAATCTATAGCAGCAGCATGATCTTCAACCCATAACCAATCTCTAATGTTTTCACCTTTACCATAAACTGGTAAATCTTTTCCATTCTTAATATTATTAATCATTAATGGCAATAATTTTTCAGGAAATTGATAGCTGCCATAATTATTACTACAGTTTGAAATTTTAATAGGTAAATCAAATGTATGATAATATGCTCTAACAATATGGTCTGAGCTTGCCTTTGATGCAGAGTATGGACTTCTTGGATCATATGTAGTTTCTTCAGTAAACATTCCAACATCTCCTAAACTTCCATAAACCTCATCGGTAGAAACGTGATAAAAAATTCTATCTTTTTTATCTTGCCAATTATTTTTACATTCATTTAATAGGTTTAATGTACCTATAACATTTGTCATTATAAATTCATTTGGATTTGTAATACTTCTATCAACATGTGATTCTGCTGCTAAATGAATTACTCCATCAAAATCATAAGTAGTAAATATTTCACTTAACGCGTCAGCATCTACGATATCTGCTTTAATAAATGTGTAATTAAGTTTATCTTCAACGTCCTTTAAGTTGTTTAAATTACCAGCATATGTTAATTTATCTAAGTTAACAATGTGATAGTTTGGATAGTTATTAATCATCCTTCTTACAAGATGGGATCCAATAAAACCAGCACCTCCTGTAATTAATATTGTTTTATTCATGGATTCCATCTAGAATTATTCTTTGCAAACCATTCTTTAAATGAATTCCAAGAACGTTTAAGATTTAATGCACGATCTAGGTCTTTTTCAAATACTCTATATTCGAAAAATGGATTATTTAAAGGAGCACATTCTTGCTTACCCTTCATTACTATACCTAAACCTTCGTCTGTATTAATAGTACAAACTGCTAAATCTGGCGTTGAAGTCCTAAGCCTATACATTGCTTTCCATGTAGTGCCATTCCATCCACTATTATGTTGATCTTCTATAACTCTTTCCCATTTATTGCTATATTGAAAAGGATTACAATCATGCATAACAATAACTCCTCCATCTGCTAAATGATTTAAAGAATTCATTACATCTCGCCAAACCTGATCTGCTAAATGTAAACCATCTATAAATATTAAATCCCATTTATGATCTTTTTTAAACTCTTTAAATTCTCCATCTTCTAATTTTTTAAAAAAAACATCAGACTCAAATTTATGTGTAGCTTGATTCCTAGTGTCTGTATTGTGCTGATAGTATTTTTCAATATCGTACCCTGGATCTACTGAGTTTTTTGTTTTTACCTTTATGTGATTATAGTTCATCGCAGGGTATTGTAACCCTATTTCTAAATAATTCTGCGCTTTTATTTTTTCTGCTAAAGAATTTAAAATTACAGTTCTGTGCATTCTCATCATACTACTTATATGTTTTTAAAAAGATTTGTTTTATTATATATTAAAATAAAAAGGGCCACTAAGGGGCCCTTTAATTCTGTTTTAATTATTTTACATTTCTGTAAGATTAAACTTATACTTTTTACCAGTATTTCTATTAATTAAAAATAAATCGTCGCTTCCTTCTTGAATTGACCAGTGACCTGAAGTTCCATCAACCTCATTTTGTCTACCTTCGTTATTTAAATTAATATCACCTACTAATAAATTAGGAGTTTTAATCTGATCTCCTTCAGCCTTAATCCAAGTGTCTCCAATGTACATTGAATTATCAGATAAGAAAAGGTGTCTGATTTTATATTCAGCACTTCCTAAATCATATTGTTCATTTGCGTCTGGTATAATAGATGCAGTCATTGTACCTCCCATGTCAGAAGAATCACCTTTATCTCCTTTTTGTCCTTGATTTGCAGCAGTACCATCAAGTCCAGCTTCTCCTTTTTCACCTTTAGCACCATCAAATCCTGTACCATCTTGTCCAGCTTGACCTGTTAAACCTGGGATACCCATTGCACCTTGATCTCCTTTATCTCCTTTAGCTCCATCAACTCCAATAACGCCAGCTTCGCCAGCTTCGCCTTTATCTCCTTTTTCACCTTGTATACCAGTTAAATTAATATTCCAATCAGTTGATTCTGAATCTGATGTACTTTGATAAAGGTTATCAAAAGACATTACACCAGTAGAACTATCATATGAAGTTACTCTTGCAATATCAAAACTATCCGGTCTTGCAACCATAGATATTAAAACATATTCACCTCCTTGATATGATAAGCCAGTATCTACTGTTACTGTACCTAAATCTGCAGTTGGACTTCTATCATCACCGAGAGAGTGTGGACCATCAAATGATGTCATATAACTAGCATCTTCACCTTTTTGACCTTGCAGACCTGTTAAATTAATATTCCAATCCGTGCTTTCTGAATCCGATGTACTTTGATAAAGGTTATCAAAAGACATTACACCAGTAGAACTATCATATGAAGTTACTCTTGCAATATCAAAACTATCTGGTCTTGCAACCATAGATATTAAAATATAATCACCACTTTGATATGATAAATCAGTATCTACTGTTACTGTACCTAAATCTGCAGTTGGACTTCTATCATCACCGAGAGAGTGTGGACCATCAAATGATGTTGCATAACCACCTGCTTCACCTTTATCACCTTTATCTCCTTTTTCTCCTAGCTTTCCAATTTGCCCAACGCTTCCTTGGTTAATTTGTCCATTAAATGATAAAAGATCAGCTGATCCTTCACCTATACCATCACTAGGGTCTGAATCAACAATTATATTTCCTGCAACACCTGTAATTCTAATTTCTAATTTAGGAGTTGGTGTTAGAGATTGAAAGTAATATCCATCTACACCATCTGTCCAACCTAATACAATAGCTGATTTTTGATTAACTTCTCCAAATTCAACATATATTCCATTTTCTAGTTTCCATATCATAAAATGACTTTCTTCTAAAGTCACTGAGATACCGCTTTGTTCTGCTGATTTATGTACACCAAAAGTTTGATCTGCGGGTGGATTATCATTAATAATAGTGACATCTTTTCCATATGCAAACCTATTTGGTTTGTTTAAAGGGTTTTGTAATTCCATAATAAAATTGTTTTTCTTTTATATATCAACTACCAATACCACAATCTACCGTTGTCTCCAGTAAATGCTAATATTTTCCAACTTAATTCCTTAGGTGTTAAGTTATTTTTCCAAAGCCAATATTGAATTAGTCTTTCACAGCTTCTATCAGTTTCTTTAGTGTTTTCTAAAACAAAATTCCAAAAGTCTACAAATTCTTCAAGTCTATTAATACCAAATGCAAAACAAAAGCTAGGAGTCCAATTCATTTCCCAAGGTTCTTGACCAGGTATCATTAAGTCTTTATAGGCCCAGTGTTCTTTATCTGGATTAGGAGCATTCCATATTTTTTTAAAATAAACATCACTTTTGTTTATTAAATTAGTTTTACAATTCTCAGTTAAATTATATCTGCCTGAGAGCTTTACTATATAATCGTATTTTTTTAATTTATCTTTATAATTTTTTAAAAATATAGAATATAACAATGCTTCACAGTATGACTTATTTTCATGAGTATTTAAAATAACTGTTTTTTGTGCATCTACCTCTGCAAGTCTTATACATTCTAGATCTTTAGCTTTCCATAAATGTTCATATTGAAATAATAATTCACCCGCAGCTTCAGTATCTAAAGATGCATCAACTATGTATACTTTAGCATTTGGATAAATTGCATAAATAGAATTAATAGCAAATGTTGTGTGTGAATATCTTTCTCTGTCTGAAAAATAACTTCGGTTTTTAGTATAATCAAATCTACCTGAATTTGGTATTAAAACTGAACCTATAATAAAAACTGGCTTCATTTTGTTTGTTTTTTCTTAAAATTTACCCTGTCTTTTTTAGTGATATAGCCTTTACTCTGTGAAATAAATTCAAAAGGAAGTTCTAAATGATCAATTTGCATCTTACTTTTTTGATGCCTTTTCCATATCCATTTCTTCATTGGTGCACTTCTTTTAAAGTCATTTATTCTTTCAATGTTTTCATGAAATTGTTCTTTGTATTTAACAAATTCAGTCTTAGCGTGTTTATCATTCCACCCTATTCTATCTTCGCTTAAAGATATATCATGGTTATTCCTCATCATAAAAACTACTAATGTTTTTTTATTTATAATTTTATGTAACTTATGAGATAATGCAGGCGCTTGAATTACCTTAGGTTTATTTTCAATAAAACTTAACATTTTTTCAAATCTTGCAATACCGTGTTTAAATTCATCAACATGTTCATATTCTAATTCAAAGGCTACTTCCTTTGCAACATATGTTGTTCCAGAACGTTGAGGCCCACTAACTATAATATAGTTATAATACTTGCAACAGTCTATAAAATGTTTCCAATTTTTAAGCTTAATCACTAATCTATTTTTGATAAATTAAATTTAAACTTTTCACCAGTATTTCTATTAATAAGAAATAAATCATTTGCACCTTCTTGAATTGACCAATGGCCTGATGTTCCATCAACTTCATTTTGCCTACCTTCGTTATTTAAATTAATATCACCAGTTGAAAGATTTTGAGTAAATATATCTTGAATTCTAAAGTTAACATTACCTAAATTGTATTGAACATCTGCAGTAGGTATTAAATTGCCATTATCGTCTTCAAGAAATGTTGAAGAAATACTTGGACCCGAAGGACCTTGTGGACCCGAAGGACCAGGTGTTGAAATTATAGAAGTACCAGCAGGATCAGCGTTTCCATTTTGAAAAAGGGTATTTTCATTATCGATGCCATCGCTTGGATCTCCATCTACTACAATACTACCGGTTAAACCAACAATTCTTAATTCTTGTGCAACTACAGGATTAATAGCTTCAAAAAATACTTTATCATAATTTGTTAACCAAGGAAGCGTTAAACTTCTTTGATCAGTTGTACTTTGTCCATAATCAATCCAATTGCCTTGGCTTAAATCATAAAACCAAATCTTGTATATTTTTCCAATAGTATGTGCTAAAAGGCCTGTTTGAAAACCTGATTTGTCTATACCCTGTGCAGGAGTTGTTGGCATATTGTCTCCTATGATATTAGTATCTTCATCGTATATAAATCTATTTACAGCATTTAAGGGCTTTTCTAATTCCATTTTAATTTTTTTTTTTTATAATTTAATTATATATTAGAATTTTGTTTAATAAATGAGACTGTAATATATCTACGACCTGAATAAATTGGCCTTGCACCATGTCTATGTGTAATTTGACCGGGATGAATTGTTGCAGTTCCTACTCTCTCTGGATTTGACAATAAACTATATTTAGGAAAGTAAGTTCCACCTCCATCAAACTCATCATTTAACTTTACAACAAGACTTAAATGGCTGTGATCATGGTGTAATGCTAAATGTGACTGTGCATCTGGTAAATACTTAACTAAAAAGTTTTCGTTATTTAATCTATCCCAACCTTTACCTTCAAGCTTCCAAATATGAATTGACATTGGTCTAATAATTTCATTTAAAACCTTGTCGTATATTTTATTCATGCCAATGTCTTGTAAAAGAACATCAGTTGTTGGATAGAATTTATGCCTTGCATGTGTCCAGTTGTTTAGTTCTTCTGTCATTGCAATAATTTCATCACAGAAGGTTTTAGTAAACAGGGGAAACTCGTACACTTCATCTCCAATGTGATCTACTATCAAATCCCATTCACCTCGTTGAATAATAGGATCTAAGTATCTTTGTTTCCATGTATCCCAATTAGAATCATCTAATATTTTATATTTTTTAAAAGGTTTACTATTTTCAGTTTGTGAAGTTTTTTTGTTTGAAGTTTGTGTAATATGTTCTCGTTTATGTGCATAAAAATTTAAAGTTGGCTTAAACAAGTCTGCTACATCTTTTCTAGGATGTTTAATATAAGTTGCTGGTAAAAACTCATCCACTGGCATTATATTATTTAAGAAGTCATATTTTAATATTTTTTCTAAGCCACTTCTTGTCAAACAATATGACTGCATATTGTAACTGTACCCTGTTTTAAGCCAATTCCTTCCTACCTCTTCTTCAACTTCATTTGGATTTACTTTGCTTCTGCCTAAATAAAAACCATCTACATTTTCTGGTAAATCACTTAAATCTAAATGTTCTAATGAATGTATTGGGTTAAAATCTTCTTCTAAAAACATGCAAAGTTCATGTCCTTCTTCATATGCTTGCTTCCACATAAGATAATGGCCTATTGCACAACCTATTTCTCCTTCTTTAATATCTCTATTCCACCAATTATTAGGGTGATCTTTTAATTTCCATGTTGAAAAAGGCTTCCACTTAATATCGGTGCTTGTTCCATTCACGCCTACTATAATTTCCCACTTAAACTTGTATTGAATATTAAGACTGTTTAATTTATTTTTAAGCTTTTCGTTTTTAGAGTTTAAATTTAAAACGAAAGCCTTATTTATTTTATTTACCTTGCTTTTTATTTTATCTGTATACATATCCTTTTTCTCCAACGTTTGCAAAAATACCCATTTCTTTAACTTCTACCACGTCTTTTTTAAGTTTATCATATAAAAAATGTTCAAGGTCTGCATATTTTCTATTATTAAAACTTTCTTTAATTTCTTTTTCTATTTCTATAAAGGCTTTTCTAGTTTTATTTAATAAATATTCATCAAAGCTCCAACAAAAGCATCTATATAGTCTATCTATTGAAAGTGTTATTTGATTACTTTCCACACTTTCTAAAAAAACATATTTATTTTTTTTATCATGCTGCTTTACACTAAAGTTAGGAGATAATACATATCTTCCAGATAGTTTAAAGATTCTATCATAACCTAATAGGCTATTTTTAGTAATAATATCTTTAAAAATATAACTTTCCGTTCTATTTTTTACATATATTAATTTTAAATCTTTTTTAAGATCTTTAGAAACACCTGCTTTTATCATATTTGCTGAATATATTACAGCTTCAACCATAAAATTTTTTATATTTTTATCATCTAAAAAAGTCTTCAGTATTACGTTTTCAGGTAATGATTTTAATAAATAGTCACTTATTTTTTTAAAGCTAGCGTCTATTAACCATATTTCAGCATTATTAAAATTTGCATTAATGCTATTTATAGTAGATATTGTTTCAGAAAATCTTGCAATTTCATTATTTCCCCATACAGTATGAATCGATGATGTAATTAAGAATAAAACCTTTGAATCCTTACTTAATTTTTTTTTAAATACTGCCATTTTAAGTTATATTGTAATTTTTTAGTTTGTTTTAAAATTTATAATTAAATAATTCTATTTCTTTTTTATATATTCTTGAAACAATATCAATAGATTCTTGATTTTTATAATATTCTTGATATGGAAGTCTATCCATTTTTTTATAATGTTGTAAATTTATAGAATTTTTCTTAATATTAAGTTTTTTTAAAATATTTAAAAGGTCTTCTTCTAAGTTTTCAAATCTAATATACTCAAATTCATATTTTTTATTAATTGACCAAATGTCTATGTTTGATTTTAATTTATTTTGCCATTTTATATTTAATAAAAATTCATTAAAAGATTCTTTAATATTATTTTGACTTTTTTTCCATTCATACATAGAAACTGCCAAATCATATGGATTTCTTACATTACATATTTTTAAGTAATTATTAAATAAATCTTCACCGATATCTTTCTTTAATTCAAACGATGGTTTATGGTTATACCATTTTTTAGAAACGATATGCATTTTATTACCTCTTGACCCTACTATTCCATATTTATTTTCAGATTCTTTTTCATCTAAGTTTAAAATATTTTTGTTAGATTTTACTAATCTAGTAAAATTATTAATTTTATTTGGATTTATACAATATTTTTGTAAAAATATTTCGACCGAAGTACTTGCTGTCTTTTTACTTTTTAAATAAATAAATTTATGTAGATGTGAAACTAACAACTTAAAACTTATAATTAAACCTTTTTATTTCTTCTGCATATATCCTTGAAACAATATCAATAGATTCTTGGTCTAAATAATAATCTCTATATGATTTATTTTCAGGTTTAGTTTTTAGTAAATGCGGTAATTTAGTATGTTCTATTTTTATTTTTTTACAAACATGTTTCCAATCTTCTTCTAAGTTTTCAAATTTACCTATAAAATCCATTTTATCCATATCGGCTATGACTGCCTGAGGAGCCCAATGTATATTATAGAATCTATTATCTTCTTTTTCTAAAATAATTAAAAACTCCTTTAAAGTTAAATTATTATTTTCAAAAAATAATCCTTTTTGTTTTAAAGAAGGAGATGGTCTATTTTTCCATCTTTTTTGTATTTTATTTCTATAACAACTGGCTATTCTATCCCATGGGTTTCTAACAAATGTGAATTTAAAATAACTATCGTTAACGTCTATTGACTCTAACCTTTGTCTAAGTTTTATGTCTTCGTTTATTGAAGATTTTAAATTTTCTTTAATGCTACTACTTGCAACCTTAGGCATTCTAAACCAAGCAAACTTTTTTGTCTTAGAAGTAGAAACTAATAGAGGTAAATTTTCGTTTTGTTGACTAAAAACCATGTATTATTTAATGAATTTATTATTATTTATCTGTTAAATAATTTATCTAATATTTTTAATTTAATCGTGTCAATTATTGTAAAGCTAACTGGATTCCATAATTCTCTATCATTTAGTCTATCATATACTCTATATAAAGGTCTATATAGATATAAAAAATCCCAATGATCTATTGCGAATCTTTTAACCGTTGTTTTATTTGGCAATCTAAAGAAAAAGGCCAATAAAGAATAATCATAATAATTTACACTAAAATTAAATAGTTTAAATCCCCAAGATTCTTGATTATTGTGTAAATCAATTTGTAGTAAGTCAAAACTAAGATTCCACTTATGGGTTTTCCAACTTATTTTTTCTAAAATACTATTTATTATACCCATCTATTACTTTTTTAATCTTTGCACATTTCTCATATTCTTCTTGTTCTTCAAAATGTTCTAATAATTCTTCTAAGTTTTCTTTTTGAATATCGGTTGGATCAAATGGATAAACTATAAAATCTTGATTTTCACTAGCGTAATTAACTTCAATGTTTGAAGTGTTGTTTGAAGTATAAATTGCAGTATGTTCTAACAAGTATTCTTCAAATGTTTTACCACTGGTAACTATATTGTACATAACATCCATAGATGCGCACCAGTCATAAATAAAATCTTCATCTTTAAAATCAGGATAATCATCAAATATGTCCATTATATAATTGAATTAACAAATTGTTCAACCGTCTCATTACTTGAATTAAAGTCTTCTAAAAGTTTTTTTAAACCTTTTCTAGAAAATGTTAATAAATAACCTCCATCGTCATCTAATTTATAAGGAGCTTTATATGCCGTATCCTTAGTTTGTCTTAATTCATTTAAGGTTCTTTTCTTTGGCTTTAATTCTATTTTATCTTGTTTCATATTAATTATATGAAAGTTTATTCCTTTGTTTCAATCTTTTCCCACTTTCCATCTGTACTAAGTCTAAAACTACCATAATGTTTTTGTTTCCATAAATCTGGTTCAATTAAACTTAGAAAATAAATATCGTCTCTCTCATATAGATGATATACTTCACCCATAATAGGTTCAAAGTTACATTCTGCATTATATACCAATGTAGTCCATTCATACTCATTCATTAAATTATCATACTCTGCCTTAATTTCGTCCATCTTTGATTTAAAGTATTTAGACGCCTTAATTGAATTTGAATTATCGTGAATTACTGGTTTAAATGCAGGTGCACTAAGCGAAGTTGGATATGCCTTTTTCTTGGCGTCATATTCACCTGTTTCTTCGTTATAGACTATGTGGTCAGGCTTCTTCTTCATATATTATAGCAACATCACATTCTTCTTTACCATATCTTGAAGGTACTTGACTGGCTCTAATTTTACCATCTTTGATATGATCATATACCCAATCTTCAAAACCTAATTCATTAAACCTAAGTTTAATGTCTTCATTATAAAATGATACAATTGAAGATACTCTTCTTTGAATATCGCCTCTAGAAATATCATGTGTATTTCTTTCTAACTCATTATTGTATATTATTTGAATATAACCTAATTTTGGAATTCTACAAAATTTAGTTTTTAAAAATGATCTAACTATTAATTCATAGTCATCTGCAACTGTTAAATTTCTATTATGCCCTCCAATTTCAAAATAGGTAGACCTTCTCCATGCTCTAATGTGATTAGCAACGCCCACAATGTGTCTTATTGTTTTAGGGTTGACGCCCGTTTGTTGAGCAACATTTAATGTAGTGTTATTCCATTTTTCTTGTTTATAATCACCATAGCCCATAGCCCAATCTCCGAATTTTTTACCATATTTTTGAGAATATCCATTTTCAGTCATCTCAGCCCAATCTGTATAAAAAAAACCACATTCAGGATGTTTTAGTGCAGCCTTATGTAAGTCCATTGCACAGTTTTCTGTTAATATATCATCATGGTCTAATTCTGCTAATAGATAGCCCTTTGCCATAGTACATGCTCTCCATTTAACTTCTCCAATACAGCCTCCACTTTTTTCGCGAAAATCATAAACCTTTACTCTTGGATCTAGTTTAGCAAGTTGTTCTGCTATTTTTAAAGTATGTCCTTCATCAGTTGAATCGTTTACTAAAACCCATTCCCAATTTTTGTATGTTTGATTTTTTAAAGTTTCATATGTTTTATAAAGTTTTTTACCAGTGTTATAAATTGGAGTAGTAAACGATATCGTTTTAGGATCTTCTAAATTATTTTTTGACATCATTCTATTCATAGCATTGTTGTATGCTATCCAGCCAATTGGCTGTTTTCCAAATTTAGGGTGTTTTTTATCTCTTATTGCAAGTTTTTTCTTAAATTCATAAGGAAGTTTAAGTAAATTATCATATTTAAATTTTTCTAAATTTTCTAATTCAGTTATAATAAGATCAGGTTTAAATTCTATAATTTCTTTATTAATATTGTCAGTGTCCTTTAGGTATTTTTTTTCTAACTTATTTCCTCCTCCTTTAGATTTCCAGTCCGAAGTCAATTCAGGAGTATCTTTTCCAACATATATTATTTTAGGAAGCTTAGCACTACTTGGTTTTTTTAAGAATTTTAAATTAGCAATGTTTTCGTTTATCCAATTTACGTTTGTTTGATTTTCTTTATAGTATTTTTCTATTAATATTCCACCTTGTGAATTATCTTTTCCAAATTTATAATTTTTAAAAACTTTGTTATGAAATAAAACTTGACTTAAATCTACTTTTCCAAATTTTGTATTTTCAGGTTTAGCAAATCTATATTCTTGTTTACTAAAATCCTTTTTATCTAAAAATTGATTAAATATAAGTAAATGAGTATTTGGGTTTTTTAATTGTCTTTTTTCTAAAACGTCATAAAAATTATCACCTATTATATTCTCATCTCTTAAAAAATATATCCAACCTTCTTCTATTTTATTTACTATTTTATTCCATTCAACCTGATCTATTGATTTCATAAAATAAAAAAAAGTATTTTTAGATTGTAACTTATTTAAAAGCTCAGCATCTATGTCTTTTAAATTAGACGTATTAAATAGAATATGCCAATCAACGTTTACTTCTTTTTTAAAAATATTTTCCTTAATTACTAATAAATTTTTAGTAATATTGCATGGGGTTATTATATTAAATTTCATTTTTAGATTCTATGTTTTCATTAAATAAACTTGACTTTGCAATTTCCTCAATCTCATCTAAGAATATCTTATCTGTCCACTCATGTCCACCTGCTAGTTTCGCAGTACATCTCCAACATGTCACTGATACAGTATCTTTACCTACATTGACTGGGGTGCTACAATATTTACAATTTATTTTTTTTGATGCATTGTTATTTGCCATTCTTTGTTCTTTTTGAATTAATAATTGATTTATAAACTACTATTGGAAATGCTATTGGAAACATTATAATTGCAATTAATATGCCTAATATTCCTATAAAAAAATTCTTAATCTTTTTCATTTCCTTTATGTTTGGTTTTTCTAGTATACTTTTTTTTATTTTTATAGACATTAGGCCTCATTGCATCATAAATTTCTTTTATAGTCACGCTGATATGTTGTAAGCCTTTTCTGTCTTTCATGTATATTATATGTAAAAAACTAAAAAAGTTTATAAACAATTCTATATCTACTGATATATATTATAACAAAAAAAATTAATAAAAGATGATGTATACAGGCGCTTATATTATAGAGGATTTTTATATTGATCCTGAGGGTATTAGAAAATTTGCACTAAATCAAGAATTTGGAGTAACTGGTAATTTTCCAGGCGGTAGAACTAAAAGTTTTGCACATTGGGATGGACCTAAAAATATAATTCAAAAATATATTGAACCATTTCATGGTAAAATATTAAAATGGAAAGAAAGAACGCCTTATAATGGTGCCTTCCAATATACTACTTCTAAAAATAGAAGCTGGATCCATTCAGATGGAAATACATCATGGGCAGCTGTTTGTTATTTAACGCCAGATGCACCTATTACTGCGGGTACTGGTTTATTTAGACATAAAGAAACTGGTCTAGAATGGTGGCCAAAAAAAGATAAAGAATTACAAAAAATAGTAAGTCGCGATTCTCAAGATATGACTAAATGGGAAATGACTACAATGATTGGAAATAAATTTAATAGACTTATTTTATATAGAGGAAATATGTTCCATAGTTCATTAGACTATTTTGGAAGTAATAAAGAGAATGGTAGATTATTTCAAACATTCTTTTTTAATTCAGAACGTTAATATGTTCTGTGGTAACCATGACCGGCTACCCTAAACGTTCTTCTCCATGTACTTTTATCACTATAACTTTTATGAGGTTGAGTGTATTTAAGCTTTTTAGCAATTCTATTGGCCTTTGGATTTTTCATATTAAGCTGCTTTACTCTTTTATATGGAGTGCAACTTAAAGTAAAAATAAATAGAAAAACAAATAGTCTCACTTTTTTAACTTAGGACTCCAATTCTTACGCAGTCTATGTAATTGTCTAAATGCAGCTTTTTCATAATCATACATTTCAGCCCATGTTTGCGGAAAGAATCTTAAATAAATTTGAGTAATAAAAACCAATACCCAACCTGATAGGAAAGGATAACCAAATTCTGGTTGATCAAATCCCAGTGCTAATAAAATTCCACTACAGCCAAAAAGCCCAAACATAAGATAGGCTAATAGGTGTTGATTAAATATTGAATTAGAACGATCATGTAAAACCGGTCTATATAAGTTAATAATAACTCTTCTAATTTTCATAGCCCATTTACTATAAGGCTTTAATAAAATTTCTTCTAATGATTTTTTCATTTTAATTATTTTTATTTTATATATTTAACAATTAAACGTTTTCTTAATATATTCCTCCTTTTGTTTTTGACTAAGTAATAAATTGTTCCAAATTATTGGAAGTTCTAATTGACTAGATCTATGTATATTTACATATTTTAACATATTTTTTTTCATAGTTTCAACATGTTCTTTAAAAGGATAATTTGATTGTATGTTATCGTCTAAGGTTGCTTCACTAATGTAAAAATCACTTGAAGGAGTTACAAAATATCTTATTTTTCTTTCTTGATGTAATTTAAGCAATTGAATGGAGTATAAATGATCTTCTCCGTTTGGTAAATCTTCATCCATTCTTTCCGTGGCGCTTAATTTACTTTGTAACATTATTCTATCAAAGTTACTAGGATGGCCATGATCTACCCAATGCCCTTTACCTGGTCCATGTTTTTTCCTTTCAAATAATGAAACTCCCCATACACATCCCCAATACTGATTTTGATCACCTACTGTAAAATGATGCCCTCCTCTTTTTGTTTTAGCTACTACATCAAGAGTAAACTGTCCTAGCACGTCTAAATTTGGATAATGTTCAATATGTTGAGCCATTGATTTTGTAAAAGTTGGATATAACCAATCATCTCCGTCTATTTGACAAAGAAAATCTGAATCGCTTTTTAAGAATAGATCTCTACATGAATTTTTACCTTTACCTGGTTTTCCATTACTTTCTGTTCTAATAATTTTAAAAGGAAAATTAGTATTTAAAACTTCTTCATAAAAACTATCATTTAGTGTATTTACAACAATAACTGGTTCTATTTCTACAAGCTTTGAAGGTTCTAATTCTAAAACTGATTTTATTAGTCTTCTTAACCTGTCAATCCTATGATTTGTAAGTAGGCATAATAATATCTTATGTTTATTTACACATTTCATTATATTCACTTTCCCAATTTTTTGTAATAAACTCATTAAAGCTAACTTTTATCTGATCGTTTAAAAATAAAAAACCAAAAAATCTAGAATTAATTAAATATTGAGGTGTTTTTCTTTTTCTTAAATTATCACTAAATATTGCATATTCATATCTATTACTATTATCATCATATGTTATATGCTTTAATAAATTATTATTTATAAAATATGTACAGTGTAACACGTCTACTTGAATAGCTCCTTTAATATCCTTTCTCCATATTTGAAAATACTCATCATTTTTTTTAAAATATCCTGATTCATTAACAACATTATGGTAGTTTGAATAAAAATCGTTTTTAGTAAGTTTTAACATTGGACCTACAACCCCTAAATTTTTAAAATTATAAAGATATTCAATAGCGTCATTAACTATAAAATTATCACAATCTGCTATAAAATAATGTGCGTTTTTTTCAATTGCAAAATTAATAGATTCTTGTCTTATTTTAGATAAAATTTTAAATCTTTCTGCATTCCATTGATGTTCATTAAATTGTTTTAATTTTTCAGAAATAGATTCTGAGTTATAATAAACTGATGCATATTTTTGACTATGTTTTTTAATAAAGTTTTCTAATATTTCTTGAGTATTATCTTTATTATCATTTGTTTTAATATAAAGATGTATTCTTTTTTTATCAAGTGTTTGATTTAATATACATTTTAAATAAAAATCTAGACAATATCCTTTATCTTTAGCTAGAATTGCGACTACTATGTTTTCCATTTTTATATTATAATTTTGCGGTCTAGACGAGATTCGAATTCGCGACCCTCTGCGTGACAGGCAGATATTCTAACCAACTGAACTACCAGACCGTTTGAGCGAAAGAAGAGATTCGAACTCTCGACCCTCTGCTTGGTAAACAGATGCTCTACCAACTGAGCTACTTTCGCTTATAAAAAAGTTACCAGACAGGGATTCGAACCCCGACTGACTGGACCAAAACCAGCCGTACTACCATTATACTATCTGGTAATAACTTTCTAACTTATATATCTCTTACAAAAAGAACTTTGTACTCCGTAGGAGAATCGAACTCCTATTTTATGGATGAAAACCATATGTCCTAACCGTTAGACGAACGGAGCAAATTTATTGATTATTATATAACTCTAATAATTATTGTTTATTTTCTTTTAAATATCTTTTTGTATATTTTTTAGCTAATTCTACTGCTTCTAATTCTTTAGGATTTGCTGACTTAAAATACTTATATCTTTTAATACTATCTATAATTTCTTCAGTGTCTTGTAAAAAATGAATCCATTCGTGAATAGTTGTATCAATAATATCTTCTACCTTTTCATGGATTAACGGATAGACTATAATTTCATTATCGGTATAATCATATTCTCCATAACATCTCTTTTGTCTTTTCCAATCTATCCAGACCTTTGGTAATTTTTCATTAGACGATAAATTATTCATGCACCAATTGGCGACATCAAAAACTAAACTCTCAATGTCTTTTCTTCTTTTCCACCTTAATGAAGTATTTTTATGCCACTCTTTCTGCATCTAACTTAAATTTAGGATGGTACCATATCATCCTACTATTTTTGTCTTTTTCTCTAGCCATTTCAGGATTGCCATAACATTTCATAAAAGGACCAATATCTACCTTTGCACCAAATGGATTTTCCCAATCTTTAATTGCTCCACCTCCTCTTTGATATGCCTCTAATGGTATTTTATTACAAAGTTCTGTTATTTCATTAAAATATAGTGATAACGCCTGCCTTGCTATTAAGAATGGATTTAAGTTTGGAATTCTATAAATAATTTCAGCTCTTAAATAATTACCAATACCATTAAAATATTTTTGATTCATTAAAACTTCACAAATTGGCTTATTAAAAGCAGGCCTTCCTAAATTATCTCTGAGATTATCACAAAATTGACTAAACTCAGTAGTTGGATCTGGCCCTCTATCTTCTGACCAATAACTATTTGGCCACCATTTACCAAATCTCCTTACATCTACGAATGACAGAGACGTGCCATCATGGGCCTCAAATATTAAATGACTGTGTTTATGTTCTTTTCCTGTTTCAGTTAATCTAAAGTGACCAGACATGCCCATAGACATTCTGATAGGGTACTGATTCATATACAAAATTAGTTCTTTACCTCGACTCTGTGCAGTTATACCATAATCTTCTCTTGGTATTATAAATTTATCCCATTTATGAACTGGATTCTTTTTAGGATTTTTAAATGATTTTCCTTTTGCTACTTCGTTAATATAATCTGCTGTAAGTCTAAGTTCGGCTAATTCTGGCATCTGTTTGTTTTAAACTTATATCACCAAGTAAAGAAATGTTTCAACCATGCGAAGAGTCCATTAAGTTGTAAAACTGCAAGATTCCATTGCTTCTTTTGTGCAGTTTGAACTAATACACATGCAAATCCTAAGATGTATAATGTAGGCTCAACAGTCCATTGTGCTGCAATTAAAAAGCCAGCACCCATATAACCTATTCGAGTTGCAAGCCTTTCTGCGGGTGAAAGGTGTCTATTTGCAACCATTATTTTTAATAGTCTTCTTTTCATTCTTTTCAGATTTAAACGCGTATTTATATAGATGCTCTTCTTCTATTGAAATATCTCTAATAAACTTTATCCCTTTTATTTTTCTTTTCTTCATAAGCTGGGAACCTGCCCCAATTACCATGGCCATCATAATCAATGTTGTCATTAATTTCATTAGCGCCATTTTCTCTTTCTTGTATCTTGTGTTGAGTGTTTATCATCCTTACTAGGAAAAACATATATGTTCCAAAAATAATAAACCCTACTGTAAATATTACTATCTCCATAATTTATTTCTTAGTGTTAAAAAAATTAGCTAATCCTAATATTGAAGGTACCCAAATACCAACAAACATACCTTCATCTTTTAAGCCACTAAACCATAATGATACTGAAAATAAAAAGCTTAAAAAAGCTAAGATGATTGGGTAATAATTTTCTAAAAATTTCATAATTTTAAATTTAGTTGTTTAATATTTATACTCGATAATATTGGAATGTTTAAACTTTAGAGACTTTGTTTAAACATTTTTAACTTGTGATACCTTTGCCTAAAACAAGAGGAGCATCTTCTCTATTAATATTAATCTTAAAGTGACTATCGAATTCTCTAATAATTAATTTTTTATTTGTGTAGTTTGTGTAGTTTTTCCAAACATAGGCTTGCACCTTGTCATAAAGTTCTGGGTTTTCTTTTTGTACGTCCATTTTTAAGAGATATTTTTATTATAATATATCTTTTAAACTCTTAAGAATTATCCTTTATTTATTACCCTTCTTATATTGTACAATAAGATCAAGCGCTGTGCTTTCAAATTGGGTTAATAATAGCTCTGTATTTGCAATTACACAATGTCCGCCAATGCCATCTGTAGGTGGATATAAATTTGGTCTTACAACTCCTGGCATATCTAATTCAATATATCCAGAATTGTAAGTTTCTGTCCATTTATTAATCACGTCAAAATCAATATTGTGCTTATCACACATTTTCTTCATTTCTCCGTGCCATGCAATACATAAGCCGTAATATGTAGTACTTGTTAATTTAGCTAATTCTGTGGCATCTGAGTTTTCTACCTCAATCCATTTTATACCTAATTGACTATAATGTTCTTTTGCTATTTCTAAATCTTTTAAGTTGTTATAGCCGATAAATTTATAGAATGTTTCTATACCTTGTTTTAGATTTGGATGAATACCTCTTACTGGTGAATGGACACATGGTCCATTTAATTCTTTAGTAGTTCCAACAGGAACAGTAGAATGTATTATTGTAATTTCAGGTTGATATTCGTTAATGTACGTATTTGTAATTTCTACAAATTTTACTGAATAGGGTAAGCATATATTTAAGATTCTAACCTTTGATTTTATAGTGTCTAGTTTTAAATCTTTAATCATAGGTTCTATGTTTTTGGCTTGATATACTCTAGCTAATGATGAACCTATTTCACCATTTCCAATTATTGCAACGTCCTGCATAATATTATAATTATTTTTAATATATTATATATTTCTTAATCTTAAGAATTATCCTTTATTTTTAAAAATAAAATTGTTAATATTCTTTTCATAGATAAATTTTACTATTTCTCCAATGACGAAAAGAATTTTCTATCTCTTCATCAACTTTTGCTTCTATATTATTTATCACTTTTTCTTGTTTAGGCCTTAGCGCATCCATGACCCTCTTAAGTTTTTGATATTGTAGGCTTGAAATTTCAAAATCTTTCTTTGCTTTTTCAAGAGTCGAATTAACTCGATCCCAATCTTCTAACTCTACCCACAACATGCATTTTTCACCAACCTTATTAAAATTAGCTTCACTACCTATCTGGGTTAATGAACATCCCTTGTCTATTTTTGTCTTGTATTTTGGCTGTGAGCCACTTCTCATACCTCGTAAGGTACCGAAACCTACACGTTGTGATAGTTTATTAATCTTAGCTGCATCCTCTTGAGGCATGATTTGGATAGTGTTGCCTGTTTTGTGATAGACAATATCAACACAACCATAACGTTCTACATCTGAACAATCAACACAAACTTTATAGCCAAGATCTACTCTGCCTTGTGGTATTTCTTTTTTACAACTCTTACAGTTCATATTAAAATTTAATTACAATACCTAAAGTAAAAGCACTTAATCCAACTACTTGTAAAAGTTGATTAGGGCCAATTCCAATTCCAGGACCTTCAAATTTATGATAACTATTCATTTCTCTCTGATGTAAAATAAGACCAGTTGTAAACATCCCTAAACCCATACATGTTAAAGCGACTTTATTCTTTGACGCTTCAGTTCCTTTAGCAAATGTAGGCATTGATAATAAAACTGCAATTGCTATTATAATTATTTTTTTCATATTTTAAGCTTTAATTTATAGTACTAATATAAACAAAAAAAGCGACCCGTGAAAATCCAGGACCGCTTTTTTCAAAAGTTATTAACAATTTTATTTTTTTTCTAATACTTCGTCGTTGCTTTTATTTATTCTATGAGCATTTTTATGTTCACTCCATAAATACCCACACAACGTTCCGCATACGAATGATAATAATATTAATACCTCTAATGTGTATTTTATTTCTTCAGAAAGTTGCATCGTCTCGAACATATTTTTTAATTTCAAGAGTTATATATCATTACTTATTTTTGTTTTTCTTTTTTCTAACTTTTCCTTTCTTTTTATTTCTTATTGCAATTTTTCTAAGCACTTTAAACTTTCCATGCTTATACAATTCACTAATAGTAGGCCATGTCCATAATAAAATAATTGCAATAATAAATATCCAATCTAATAATCTCATAATTTTTAATATTGTTGAGGTGTCCTATAACTTGACCGGCAGCCTTGTGAACGAGAAAGGATTCGAACCTTTGACCGATAGCTTAGAAGGCTATTGCTCTATCCAACTGAGCTACTCGTCCTCTGTAATAGGACACCTCGGGGTTTGTGCTTCCTTGGTCTATATTATATGAAAGTAAGTCGGTTTGTTTACAAATCCCAAAATGTTTTTCTTTTCTTAGAAAACTTTTCTTTAATTTTTAAGATTATTTTAATTAACAGTTCCCTCAACCTTTATAACTACTTTTAAGTGAGACAGTATGATTAAATGAAAGCTCTTCATCTTCTACTCTTATATAATATCCATTTCTCATAAATTGTACAGGATAATCTTTTGTTAATCTAACAAATGGTTCACCATAGGCCATTGTTGAAGTTTTCTTATAGCCATTAAAATTGTGTATTAATATTTCATCACACTCATTCATGTTTACCCAATGAATTGTACCTTTTACCTTTCGGTCTAGTTCCATACCTGAAAAACTCTTTGGATCATATTCAGCAATTACCTCAACTATGTTTCCAGCTTCATCCTTTACACAATCAACTGCCTTTACTACGAAGAGTCCTTTCAGTCTAACTTCTCCACCAATCTTAAGTCTATGGTATTTTCGGTTGGCTTCTTCTCTAAAATCAGCACGTTCAATCCAAAATTCATTAGTATAATTAAGTAGTCTGCTACCATCATTTGAATTACCAGGATTATTTTCTATAATTACCTTACCAAATTCATGTAAGTTTTTTATTGTTAATTTAAGTGGATCTAGGACAACCATTTGTCTCATTGATTTTTCATTCAGTTCTTCTCTCAAACATTCCTCAAGCAAGTGTCTTTCAATTTCTGATTCACGTTTGGTTATACCAACCTTAGCACAAAAATTCTTGATCGAATCTGGCGTAAAGCCTCTACGTCTTAAGCCACTTAATGTTGGCATTCTTGGATCATCCCAACCATCAACAATTCCTTCATCTACTAATTCTTTTAAATGTCTCTTGCTTAATTTAACACCTTCAATATTAAGTCTTGAAAATTCTATTTGTCTTGGATGTGGTTGCTTTAATTCTAATGCATTTAATAGCCACTCATAAAAAGGTCTATGCTCCTTAAATTCTAATGTACAAAGTGAATGACTTATTTTTTCATACCAATCTGAAAGAGGATGTGCAAAATCATACATTGGATAGGCTTTCCATGTATTTCCAGTATTATGATGAGTTGCATCTATTCTTCTATAAATAACTGGGTCTCTCATTAAGATATTTTGGTGCTGCATATCTATTTTAGCACGTAATACACTATCGCCTTCGCCTTTACGCATTTTATTAAAGAGGTCTAAATTCTCTTGAATAGATCTTGTTCTATATGAACTGTCTTGGCCTCCATTCTCAAGGTCACCTTTCATTTCTCTAATCTCTTCAGATGTAGAATCATCCATATATGCTTTATCAGCCATGATTAAATTTTCAGCACATTCATTTAGGAATGTAAAATAATCGGACGTGTAAAGTGGTTTGCCATATTCAAAGCCAAGCCATTTAATGTCTGCTTCTATTGCATTTGTAAATATTGAATCTTCTGCTAATGGATTTGTATCGTCGAATCTTAAGTTGCAACCTACCTTGTATTTTTCTGCAAGGCCAAAGTTTAAACAAATTGCTTTGGCATGACCTAGGTGTAGGTAGCCATTCGGTTCTGGTGGAAAACGAAATTGAAGATTTTCTTTAGAGCCATCTTCAATTATTTCTTCTATAAAATTCATCCGTTTCTTTTTGGAGTTTGCTTCTTACTTTTTTTACCTCTATTGATTTTATTCTTATTACTTAAATCTTTATGATAAAGTCTTGTTAATTTCTTTTCGAATTCAGCATTAATGTCATCTCCTTTTTCGAAATGAACTACTTCTTTCTTTTCATTATAATAAGAAACTATTGAACTTCCCAATAAAGAATTAATAGAATAATATTTAGTTTGTTTTTTCCAGTCTTTCATTAGTTTAATTTACATAATATTCGATCCTTATTTATACAAGGATAGTGCCATATCTTTTTTTTGTTTCCATAATATTCAGCTTTAGATATTGTATAAGTTGGATTATCGTAGTTATATGCATCTAACCCTGTTTTTTCATAAGTTAGTTTTGTAACTTCTCCAACCTTGACATCTCCGTCAAAAAATTTAAATTCTAATTTATCTTTTAAATTATATTTATGCTTTTTCTTCTTCATCTTTTATTAATATTCTGGGAACATCTTTCATAAAAGGTCTTTTATAAACTGTTTTACCTCCATCTGGAGATTCGTATATCCAAGTTTCTTTCATTTTTTTATTCTTATTGTAATATCATGTGGAGCAGTTTCATCTCCTCCAAAATAAGGGTACAATACATATCTTTTATATTCCATAAAACAAGGTCTATTCATTTCTACACATGTTCCATCAACACACATATCGTACTTACTATCTATTATATTCATTGTCATATAAATTGTTTCATTTAAAGGAACACAACTTATTTTCTTATAACTAAATTCACCAAATGTTCTGCGATATGCAAATATTTCTAAACAATTTAATGCTGGACTCCATCTCCAACCAAATCTAATTGAACTTGTACTATGGTGATCTCCACAATCACTAACTCCCCATAGTTTATTAATATCCCATTGATTGTTAGGGTCTACTGTTTCATAAACGGCAGAACTATCAAAAATAACTTGTAAATTAAATGTAGTATCGTAAGTAGTTTGTCTTGCTGTTGTAGAACGATGTTTGCCTTCTTTAATTTTAAAAACTCTAAACCCATTGTCATCTATTTTCTTACATGAAAATAAAATTAATAATAATGAAAATACGTAAACTAATTGTTTCACTTTTTATCTTTTAATAAGTCTTCTCTACCTAATTGCTTGTATACTTCAAGTCTAGTCTTTTCCATTTTTTCAGCATACTTAGGATCATCCTTTCTGTTAAAAACGACTTGTTGAGTTAATGAACCACTGATTTTTTTAAGATCTTTATTTCTTGTTTTAATTAACCAAGCTGCAAGATCCTTTATACTTAAATCTTTAAATCTCCCTTCAGCGTCTGGTGCATCACTATGATGAAAGTCAGGAGCACCCTTAGGTTTTTTCTCAACTATGAATTCTTCAAAGAGTCTTAAATATTTCATAGCATTTTTCTTTTTAGTTTATTAACTTTAATGTCTAATTCTAACATTTCTTGTTTTGCTGCTAGTTTTTGTAAAGTTAAAACTAAAAGTTCTTGCTTTTTACCATCCTTTTCATCTCTAACTTTCCCTTTAATTTCATCCATCTTGATGTCAGTTTCTTTCCACTTGTCTTTAAGCTCTCTTATTTTAAGATTAAGTTCCGCCTTTGAACTTTCATTGATTTCAGTAAATGATTTAATATGTCTCATTATATTTCCTTTTTAATTTCGGCGTCTAACTTTTTAATTTCTTTAAAGTCTTTCTTTTTCATCTTTTGAAGAACTCTTTTAATTTCACTATCTGCTATTTTCATAATAGCTTCAGTAGATTTTGCTCTAGACTCAAGTTTTACCTTTGATACATACTTTCTTAGAGTTTCATTTTCTGCTCCAATATCATCCATTGCAGTTATAATTTCTTGCTCTTCATTCTTTAACTGCTCCTTTTTTAAATTATCTATATCCTTTGATTTATTATCTCTAGAAGAATTTCTTCTATTTGAACTATCGTAAGAATAAGAATCTTCTTCATCTTCTAATTCTCTTTCAAATTCTTCAACTGCATTATCTTCAATATTTAATTTTGCAATTTCTACTCTAATCTTAAATAGTCTTTCTGAATATTTTCTCAATGCTCTCTTTTTTCTAGGATTTAAGAATAGTCCTTTAATCCAGCCAAAAATACCTTCATTTAAAAGTTCTTCTAGTTCTTCTCTAGATACCTTTTCTTCTAAAATAAAATATGTTTCTTCTACTAATTCTCTATCTTGTATAAATTCTTCAAAAAGCTTCATATATTATATATCAATTTATTTTAAATGTTTTATAATATCATTATGTAAAGACTTGTCTACCATAGATTTCCAATCTTCATTTCCTTCTTTAATAGATGCTCTAATCTTAGTAGCTGAAATAAACATTGCTCCGGAATCTTTAGGTGGCATATACTCATTAATCTCATATCCTACTCCTCTTCCATAATTTACAGACTCTATATCTGGTATAATTATTACATCGACATCGTCGCCTTTTGCTGCATGATATTTTTTAATCATATCTACAGTTTGTTCAGTTGTAAATGGATTTTTTTCATCTGGTTCTATGTCTCTAACCATGATTAAAGCAGGCACTCCTTTTTTTAGTTTTTGATTAATTAATTCAATATGCCCAAAATGGTAAGGTTGGTATCTTCCAACGAATATTGCATATTTTTTATCTACGTTCTTAGTTGGCTCTCCTCCGTGATTTTCTTTATTCCACATTGTTTTTTTATGTTTTTAATTAATTTAAAATCTTTAAAATAAATATTCTCTATTATTTCTATAGAACTATTAGACAATATTGTGTTTTTATTTTTAGTGATATTATATTTGTTTATTTCTATTTTTTTATTTATTTTTTTAGAAATTTCTAAAATTGGTTTTTCAAATCCATCATCGTATAAATAAATCTCATTTATAGACGTTTTTCCTAATTTATTAAATATCCAGTCATATTGAGGTTTAAAATGTATTTGATTTAATATTATTTCCTTTGAGTTTAATAATATATCCTGAGTCCATTCTTCAGGGTTAAATTTATAATTATTTGGAATTATTAAATTTGACTCTATTCTATCATGTTCACAATTCCCTCCATTTGATAAATAATTAAAGGCAGATAAAAACCTATCAATTGGATTTCTTACAAATGTAAATGTCCAATTTTCTTTTACTATATTACATTCCCATGGATATTTATAATTAACATCTCTAAGATCATGTCCTTTGATTTTTAAGTTATTTTCATAAAAATAAGCTGCCCATGAATAACTCCCAGTTTTTGGCATTGCAAAAAATAATATATTTTTTTCCATTAATTAATATTTACTTCTTTAATTGTAGATAACAATTGATGTTTGTCTAAATCATCTATTAAGAATTCTACAGAATCCTCTATGCTTAAATTATCTAATCTTAATTCTGCATTCAATGGCTCTTCATAGGGAGCATCAATGCCTGTAAATCCTTTAATTTCACCAGCTCTTGCTTTTTTATAAAGTCCTTTAGGATCTCTACTTTCACAAACATCTAATGGAGTATCTACAAATACCTCAACAAAATCTTCACCTATAACTTCTCTAGCAAGATCTCTATCTTCTCTATAGGGTGAAATAAATGCAGTTAATACAATTGTTCCTGAATCTGCAAAAAGTTTCGCAACTTCACTTATTCTTCTAATATTTTCCTTTCTATCTTCTGGTGAAAAACCTAGATCTCCATTTAGACCCATTCTAATATTATCACCATCTAAGATATATGTTTTTAAATTTCTACCATTTAGTACTTCATCAAGTGCGTTTGCAATTGTTGACTTACCACTACCTGAAAGTCCAGTAAACCAAAGCACTCTACCTGGATGTCCTGTTACTTTTTCTCTTTGTTCTCTACTTATTGTAAAGTTATGTTTAGTCAAGTTTGTTGCCATTTCTATCTTTTTTACTATTTATTCCAAAATTACACGTGTACCATGTTCGTTCATGTACATAATATAATAACATTTTTGTAAAAAGTTCAGCTCCTCCTATTGAAAAGCCTACCTTTATATCTCCACTAATAAACCAACTTAAAGCAATAGTATCAATAGTACCTAATGCTCTCCAAGTTAATGTTTTTAGTATGTGTCTCTTTCTTGCTACCTGTTTATTTGACATTTTTAAAATTCTATTTCTAACGAAAGTGGTGAAGTACCTTTAATCAATCTGTGGTATTCTTCTTTTTTTATTTTAATTACAGAATCTATCTCTAATTTTTGAGGAAGTTTATTATCAAACTGAAACTTCCAGTCGTTTTTATTAAGCACTCTTATTATTCTATCTTGAGGATCTTGATGCCATTTAAAGAGATGGTCATCTGCTGTAGGATCAAAATGTCTAATTATAATATTTTTAGATACAAACTCTTCTGTAAAAGGTCTGCGTTGATCTTCCATCTGACTAACAACCTCTTCATTAGTCATCTCATTACACTTACAAGATTTACATTTACAAGGCTTCTTTACCATGGATTGTCTGATTTAAGTCCCAATTGCTTACCGAATAAGGTTGGTCCATAACATGCCCAAAAACCTGCTTTTTCTGGATTCATCTTTGCCATCTTATCACAGCCGTGTCTTGCCCAAAAATTAGCAGCTCTACCCGCATCATCATTTTTTACCGTAGTAGTTGGATCTCCCCATTCTAATTTCTTTGCAATAATAGTTCCATCTTCTTCTGTACGTCCACTGTTTCTATAAACAATAAACTTTTTATTACCGCCTCTTTTTGGAGAGTCAAGTTTTACATTTTCTCTTTTACCTTTATGTTTATATACAGCTTTCTTACCAACTTCTAGATTTTTTGCCATCCAACCACTTGGGCCTTTAAGAATTACATTACCTTTATCCCAATATTGTTTAACTTCTTCAAACAATTCACAATATGCATCACTGCCTAATCTAAAGAACGAATTAGTCAGGTCTAGACCTTCTTCTACGTGCATTTTAAGTGCCTCTGAGACATTATTATAATCTTTGAATGATTTTACGAATTTCATAATTTTTATTTACTTAACGTTTATATTACAGCTCTGCCTTCCATATCTTCCCAGTCTCTGTCGTTTCTAACATTGTTGTTTTTAATATCAGTTGCAAATAACATTGTAGGATTTATATTTAAACTGCCTGCAACTTCTATTAATGCTCTAACATCTTTTGGAAAACAATGTCCTCCATATCCAAAATCTCCATCTGGCCCTGGAACAGCCCAATGAGAATCTCCTAATCTTTTATCGTATCTTGCGTATTCTACTACTTTATCATAGTCAATTTCTAAACCTTTACAAATTTCATACATTTCATTTGCGAAAGAAACTTTAGTTGCTAAAAAACAATTAGTTACATATTTAACCATTTCAGCATAGGTAGAATCTGTTTTTACAATAGTCGCGTTTGGAAAAGGCTTTGCAAAAAGAGGTTTAAGTTCTGTTGTAGCTTCTCTAACTCCACCTAAAATAATTCTTGTTTGATTTTCAAAATCTTGTACGGCATTTGCCTCTGTTAAAAATTCAGGATTGAAAGTGACTGTTAGATTTTTCATTTTTTCATTCCATTTTCTTGTAGTACCTGGAGCAACTGTAGATTTTACAATGGCTATTCTAGTTTTAGCAAATTCGTCTAATTCAACTAACACATCTTCAACTATTCCAACATGACATGTTCCGTCTTTAGCCATAGGGGTTGGTAAACATACAAAAACTATTTCACAGCTCATTACTTCTTCTTTAGTAGAATTACTCTTAGAAGCATCTAAATCAAATGTTAAAACATTATAGTATTTTTTAAATTTTTGATAAACTGCGTTGCCAACAAACCCTTGACCTATAATGCCTATATTCATTTTTTTTGTTTAATTATTTTTTATTAATTTTACCCAATCGTCTACTTTCCAATTAGGCTTCCAACCTAATTTTTCTTCAGTATCAGATGGAAATTCCTCACTTGTGAATCTTTCACCTCTACGTTCTGGAATAATTTCCCATTCTCCGTACATTTCAGCAAGGTCTATAATGCTCACATTAATTCCACTTCTTAAATGCCATTCATAATTATCATCTCTAAGGGCAGTAATTGAAAGTCCACTAACAATATCTTCAACATGTGTAAAATCTCTACTTTGAGTTCCTGGAGTTACAACTGTGCATTTTTTACCATTTTTCCATTGTCTTTCAAATATACCAACTACTGTTGCATAATCTCCTGTCATTATTTGACCTGGCCCATAAACATTAAAGAAATAACATATTTCATATTTTAAATTAAACCACTCTCCATAGTTTTTAATTAGTTCTACCATTTTAGACTTCATCCAAGAATATGGTGAAAGGTTTTCATCTTTGCCATCATTGCCAAATTTAGAAGATGAAGCTGAATAAATTAATTTAGCAGCCCATTTTCTACACAATTGTAAAATAGTAGGAGTGCCTGAAAGAATAGATTTATGTACAAAATCTACATCGTTAAAAGATTGAACTATTCTACTATATTCTCCAAAATGAAAAACAGTGTCGAAATATTCTTCTTCTTTCAAATCTTGAAAAATCATGTCAGCGTTCCAAGTATTACCATGAATATAAGTAACTCCTTCAACGTGGTTTTCCTTTTTTCCAGTAAAATAATTATCTAATGCTGTAATATTAGCAGATGGATATTTTTTTATCAAATGTTTTATTAAATTACTACCTATAAAACCGGCACCTCCAGTTACTAAAATATTTTTCATATTGATTATATATTTATTTTAAAATAAATACTTTGTTACATAAAATATTTATTTACTAAATTTATTAATTCTTTATAAGAAGAGGTAGATTTAACGATAGCCCCTGAAAATTCAGGGTACCAGGCTTCAAAACTATTGTGAGTAATTTCCTCTCCTTTTACAGCATATACTAGATTAATACCTCCGGTCAAACTAGCTAAAATTGAGTTACCTCCTTGTACAGAAATTTGTTTAGAACATTTAGATCCTAAAACTAACTGCAATTGGTTAAAGGGTATAGATTGCTGTGATGCAAAAATATTTAAATCTATAATATTTGGAAATTCTTCTTTAATTAAATCAAAGTCATTTAAGTCATAAACTTGTGAATTATCATCAGGAATATGGTTTGATTGGGGACGATTATATATTATATTATATTTAGGTGTTAATAATTTAAATAATATTCTTAAAGTATCTAAATCTAAATAATTTACAGGCGGCCCTGTCCATTCAGTATTGTATTTATTATTTATGATAATATATTCTTTTTTAAAATGGAATTTATTGTATTTAGAAAAATATTCTGTATAAGGAGGCATTAGCCATTGGTCTTTATTTAAAACATCAAAATGTATTCCCTTTAGAGGAACGTTTGCTGGCATAAGGCAATATCTTTTATCATATTTTTCTTCTATACTATCTTTAGGTAAAAAATAATAAAATGGAAGCATTCCCTGGGATGTAATTACTTTTACATTTACACCTTTAACATGTAAATAATACACATAAGGTGTTACCATAATTATTTCATACCCGAATTCACACCCGGTACTTCCGTTTCCAGAATCAATAATAATTGTCTGTTCCATTATAAGAATATTTTAATTTTAATTAAGGCTGAGTCTATTATTTGATGCATATCATAATATTTATATTCAGCAAGTCTACCTCCAAAATAAATATTTTTTTCAGAATCTGCTAATTCTTTATATTTATTATATATATCATTATTTTCTTTATCATTTACAGGATAGTATGGATCCGTTGTTTTTGCAGAATATGGGGTAGGATATTCATGTGTAATATAAGTAAAATCACAATCAACGGGATCAAAGTGCTTATGTTCAATAATTCTAGTAAAAGGTATTTCTTCTTCAGTATAATTCATCATTGCACATCCTTGATAATTATTAGTCTCTACTCTTTTATGTTCGAATCTAGTTGTTTTATATTCCAATTCTCCAAATTTATAATCGTAAAATTTATCAATAGGGCCCGTGTATATTACCTTTTCATGATTTGGTAATTCAGATTTAAAGTAGTCTGTTTCTAATTTTACATCGATGCCTTCTAATAATTTTTCAAATATTTGAGTGTAGCCTCCAATTGGAATACCTTGATATTTGTCATTAAAATAATTATTATCATATGTAAATCTTACAGGTAGTCTTTTTATAATTTCTTTAGGTAATTCAGTTGGATCTTTTCTCCACTGCTTTGCAGTATATCCTTTAATTAGCTTTTCATAAACATCTCTACCAACTAACTTTATGGCCTGTTCTTCTAAATTTTTAGGCTCATCTATTTCCTTACCTTGTTCTTCTATAATAGCTTTAGCTTCTTCAGGATGCGTAATTCCCCACAGTTTTGAAAAAGTCCACATACTAAATGGAAGTGAATATATTTCTCCTTTATAGTTGGCAACTGCCCTTAAACTAAAATCATTAAATTTTACAAATTGATTTATCCATTCCCAAACTTCTTCATTTGATGTATGAAAAATATGCGGGCCATATTCGTGAACGTGTATTCCATCTCTATTACTTGTGTAACAATTTCCACCTAAATGATCTCTAGAATCTATTACACAAACTGATTTTCCTTGTTTATTAAGCTCATATGCACAAATAGAACCGAAAAAACCTGCACCTACTATTAAATAATCGTATTTCATAATTTATAGTTCTTTATCGTGTCCACCGTCTCTAACTTTTTTAGCTATATCTGAGTCAGCTCCGCCCCATGTGCCGTCTTGCTTTGTCAAGAATGAGTTAACTCTTGCATAACCCCACTGAGCTTGTGTTGCTCCCGGTCTGTGACCACTTTTCCAAGCAGCTAAGCCTCTTTTCATAATAATTCTAAGTAAGCCAACTGGAACACCTGATTCTTTTGCTTTATTCTTAATACCTGTTTCCATGCCATCATCGCCCATTGGACTTTGATCGTTAGTTTGATCTTTCTTTTCATTAACAAAACTTTCTAATGTCTGTAATTTTTTCATGTTGCTTTCTTTTGATTCATATTGTTGTACCATTTCATAATGATTTTTAATAAATTTTAAAAAGTTTTCATATGTATCGGGTTGAGTTTTTGGAGTATCGAATGTTTTAAACTTTTCATGTTTAAACACCATTTTTACAAAGTCCTTAACGTCTTTTGCTCTTCTTGCAATACCTGTTAGTTTTGAAGTAAAGTTTTCATCTAATTTAAAAGATTCATGAAGTTCAGATGATTCAGTGATTTTTCCACCTTTTACATAATAATATGTTGGCATCTTATCCCAATCTTTACCATCGGTTTTTACCCCTGTATATGTTTGGTTGCCATCTTGCTTCCATGCTCCTCCTCCGCTTCTAAATTTAATCATTGTTGGAGTCTCTTCATACCATGTCCATTCTCCATCAGATTGTTGTGCAACATATTTTGCCCATGATGGGATGTCTCTGTGTTTTGTAATTTCTTTAGGCAATTCTTTCTTTTCATTAACGGATTCTGCCATGGCCTCAATATCCCACTGAATTCTTTGTAGTGGATCATCTCCTCTATTATTTCTTTTTACCCAGTCAATAAGTCCAAGCTCGTTGTTTGCATTTTGTGCCATATCAGCCGCATGTTTCCAACCATCATTTGACGCAACATCTTCGATCCACTGATCATATTTTCTTTGATTCCATTTTACTTTAGGTCTTGCTGATTTATGTGGGCCATCTCCTAATGTAGAAGTAGCAGCATCATAAGAACCTGGAAGGAATACTCCAACTTCTTTACCATTGCCATATTTAATAGTTTTTCTATATCTTCTTAATTCATACTCAGCATCTTCAATCTTTTCTCTACCTGTCATTCCACCTAGTCTATAACCATATGCTAGTTTCATTTTTTCAAGTTCATCAGCATCTGTTTGAAAATGCATGTCTTTAACTTCAATGTCAGTATAATCTCTGCTTCTGCCATATCTACGATCTAACATTTTATCATAGTCTTCATTAATAGACTCAACAAGTTTAACATCTTCAGCTGGATAATAATCTTCTGTACTACCATCAAATCTAATTAATTGATGCTTTTTACCTTTAATCTTTTTATCTTTACCTTTAACTAATTCACCAGTGCCATAAAGTTCTCCATCTTTATAAACATGAACTAATTCAACAGCTTCATCTACACTAACTCCTCTCTTCTTTAAAATCTTTTCAATTTCTTGATAGGCTTGCTTATATTTAGATTTTGGATGTTCAAACCCTCTTTGATAATTAGCATAACCGTCAAGTGCAGCATCATACATATCTTTTAACTCCTCATCTGACATTTTATTATTAAATACAAACGGTCCTACAAATGCTTCACTTAAAAATTCATCAATTGTCTTTAGTTTAGTATTTAATTTTGTGTTTTTAATATCTTCTATTCTCTGTGTTTCTTTTGTAGCTTTCATATCATCTATAAAAGAGTCTAATTCTTGTAGATTTTTCATTTCGTTCTTTTTGAATTTTTTGTGATATGCTGTAGTGAATTTTGACTTTTTAACTTTACCTTCTTTTCTGGCTTTTTTATCTCCTGGCATTTCTTTATAGGCACTTGGATCATCATCATCCATTGCACCTTGCTTTTTCATTTGGTCTTCTTTCTCTTCCTCGTCTTTATCACTAAGACCAGTCATGTAACCATCAGGGCCAGGTTTTTTTTCTAAAAATATGTCAAATTCTTTTAATTTTTTCATAATATTAATATATATCACTTTATTGGTGTACTAAAAAACTAGCACTATGTACCTGTTCTATATATTCTAGTTTATTTTTATTAAACCAATCAACGACAATCTCTTTCATCTTAATTGAATTACCTGTGATTATTTCTGCATTTTTAATATTTTTCCAGAAAAGTGCCTCTGCTAATACTGCTTCTACCTCACCATGTCTAATCCCATGCAAGTCTATCTTTGTCATTTTCCTCATACCAATTTGACTTATTAACATTATATAGATAGTCTATCCATTTGTTTATTAATGATTCTGCTGTAAACCTTTCACCATGTTTTCTACAATCGTGTGGAGAAATTGTGTCTATTTTATTTATGGCCTCTACAAAGTCTGCAAAATACTGACATCTAAATCCAGTTTTACCATTTATTACATTATCAGTATAGCCTCCCCAATCGGTTGTAATAATAGGTGTGCCTGAAAGTGCAGCCTCAGTGGCTGTTAAACCAAAGGGCTCTACGTAATATGTTGGGGTGATCATTGCCTTGGCGTTTGCAACATATTTCTTTCTACTTTCTAAATCTAAATAACCTACAAATTCAACATTATTTAATTCTATCTTTGGTGGTTTACCTTGGCCTGCAAGTATAAATCTTTTATTTGGAAAATGTGCAGCTAAATCAAAGAATATTGGTAGGCCTTTATCAATATTTAATCTTGACATAAAAAGGAAATAGTCTTCCTTTTCTTCTTTAAATTCAAAGTCATTAATACTATTTGATATTGGGGCAATTACGGTATCATTCCAAATGTTTTTTGCAAAATCCTTTTCTCTGCCGTAATGATAGTGTCTCCAACTATGTGAAGTAAACACACTCCAATCAGCACCATTAGGCCACATCAGATGTCCAATATGTGCATCTATTATTTTTACTCCTCTTGCTTTTAAGTCTCCTAGGTGTTTTATATATGTACTCCACATGACTAAAAGTATATCGCCTTCTTTACAGTTTTCTAAGAGTAACTCCTTTGTCTTATTTATAAATTCTAATTCGTTTTCTGGATTGTCGCGCCAAACACCTAAATCTCTTCTAGTACTTTCTGAAGATTTTTCAAATGCTTTAAAACGGGCTACGTTGTATTTTTTAAAGCATTCTACGGTAGACTCTTCGAAGCCATAATATTTTACATGAAAACCCTTTCGGTATAATTGAGTTGTTAAGTGATAGGCTGCTCTTGCAAATGCATCTCCTGTAACTTCATTACATGATGGATTTCGATGTGTGCCTATAATGTGAATGTTATTCATATTCCCTATGAATTATATAGATTTATTATAAATTGTTTCTATATCTTATCGTAAAATTCACTAAAAATCAAAGTATACTTGTCATACGTCATGTCTTTAAGGAATTTACATTTTTCAAACTCGTCTAAATCTTCAAAATGTTTTACCATTTCAACGTTTATTATTTTTTCAAAATCATCTAGTAACAATAGTTGATAAAAATCAAACGGTAAATAAACTAGATCTATAATTCCACTTGTAAAAAGAAGATCGTCAACTGTAATTTGCTGTGAAAGAACTTTATAACCGTTTTCCATTGCGCGGTTTATCATTTCCTGTTCATTTATTGGATCTATGTCAAATTCAAACTCTTCCATCTTATCTTTCTCCTGATGATGGTATATAATTTGCAATGATGTACCAACTTGAAATTGTAGAAGTAGAATCATCATCACCATTTCCTCCACTTATTGTTAAATTTACTCTTTGAAAAATATAACCATGATTAGCGAATAATGTAATATTTGATGAGCCATCAATTCCTAAAGTTGAACTAATAGTTATTTTTTCAACTAAATTTTTAACATGGACAATGTCTCCGTCATTGGAACCATTGTCTGGTAGCTTAAAATTAACTATAGATCTATCAGTATTATTAATTAAACTTAATTTATCTACAGATAAAGTATCTCCATCATTATTCTGTGTATAATAATCAGTTGAAAACGAAGATCCTGGACCTGTAACTCCTATTTCACCTTTATCTCCTTTAGGACCTGATGTTGTTGAATCATTGCCATCAGTACCTTTTTGACCTTTAGGACCTGATGTTGTTGAATCATTACCATTAGTGCCTTTTTGACCTTTAGGACCTGATGGACCAACTGGACCTACATTACCTTGTTTTCCAGTTCCACCACCTGGACCTGTAGCTCCTATTTCACCTTTATCTCCTTTAGGACCTGATGTTGTTGAATCATTACCATTAGTACCTTTATCTCCTTTAGGACCTGAAACTGTTGAATCAGCACCTTCATTCCCTTTAGGACCTGATGGACCTGAAACTGTTGAATCATTTCCAGCATCACCTTTAGGACCTGATGGACCAGCAATCTTTGAACCTGGACCTGTAGCTCCTATTTCACCTTTATCTCCTTTAGGACCTGAAACTGTTGAATCAGCACCTTCATTCCCTTTAGGACCTGATGGACCTGAAACTGTTGAATCATTTCCAGCATCACCTTTAGGACCTGATGGACCAGCAATCTTT